AAGTTTCGGACCCGCGATGCTTGGGTAGGTAGTGGGGTTGAGAGTTACTAAAATGGCCTCTAACTATGATGATGTAATCGGGCAAATAACCGGTTTTGGTTTGATCGTAAACCGGCTTGATGTTGGCCGAATTGTCAGGTGCCGAATCGATGGCGACAAGGAGAAGCGAGGCTGGTACATCCTCCACGAGATAACTTTATCTGGTGGCGATACGGTTTTCGTTGGATCATACGGAATCTGGCAAGGCGCTGAGGCTAATGCGCAAAAAATCGAGTTAACTAAGGTCGATTTAAGCGCTGAGCAGAAAGCCGCGATAAAAAAACGGATAGCTGACGACAAAAAGCGTGTGGACTTGGAGCAGAAAAAGCGTGCTGAGCAATCGGCGCTCAGGGCGGACAAAGCCTGGCGTAATTTACAGACAGACGGAGACTGTGATTATTTACACCGCAAAGGAATTGCCGCGCATGGTGTCCGTTTTACTGAAAAAGGCGCTTTGGCGGTGCCGATGCTGGATACCTCCGGGCGGCTGCATGGTTTGCAATTCATCCTGGACAAGACCAAACAAAAAGACCTTATCGACAAACACAACGGCAGAGACAAACAGTTCTGGCCTGCTGGTGTCGTCAAAAAATCTCATTTCCATCTTATTGGATCCCCGACTGATTTACTGCTGATTGCGGAAGGTTATGCCACCGCTGCCAGTCTGCATGAGGCCACGGGGTTTCCGGTTGCGGTGGCGTTTGATGCGGGCAACCTGCAAAGCGTTGCCACAGCATTGAAAAAGCGCTATCCACATACAAAATTTTTAATATGCGCGGATGATGACGCCTTTAGCGCCTGCAAGCATTGTCAACAACAAGTAAACATTAACCTTTCGGCAACCTGCCCGCACTGCAACGAGCCACACGGGAAACGTAATGCCGGTGCTGAGTTCTCAGAACTGGCAGCGTTGGCTGTCAATGGCCGGGTGATCAGTCCTCGCTTTGCTGATCCAGCTGCACGCTTTGACCATTACTGCCGCAATCAAGGCAAACTAACCGATTTTAACGACCTGCATTTGACTGATGGCCTGCACACGGTAAGGACCCAAGTCGAGAGCGCTTTGTTGCAATTTGGTTTGAGTGTTGGCGCAAAGGCGCGGGACGAATCACAGCAGGGGGGCGGGGTAAATGGCAAGTTAAAGCCTATTGATACCACCGATGAATTGCTGGAGCGCTTCAGCCTTGTTTACGGTAAGGGCGGCACGCTGTTTGATCATCAAGAGCATGTTCTTGTCACGTTGTCAGATATGCGTGATGCGTGTCTCTCACGGGAGACGCACCGCCGCTGGTCGGAATCGCCGCAACGCAGCATCGTACGGCCTGAAAACGTCGGATTTGATCCTGCTGGTGAAGATAAAAACATCACCTGTAATCTATGGGCAGGCTGGCCAACACAACCCAAGGCGGGCAAGTGCGATGCTTTGCTCGGTTTGCTGTATCACATGTGCAGCGATGAGCATAACTCGATGGACCTGGCTACATGGGTTATCAAGTGGTTGGCATATCCATTGCAAAACCCCGGCGCAAAGATGCGCACGACACTGGTATTGCACGGACCGCAAGGAACAGGTAAAAACCTGTTTTTTGAAGCCATCATGGATATGTACGGTTGTTATGGCCGCATCATTGATCAATCGGCCATCGAGGATAAATTTAACGACTGGGCCAGCCGCAAGCTGTTTTTGATTGCCGATGAGGTGGTGGCCCGATCCGATCTTTATCACGTCAAAAACAAACTGAAGGCTTTTATTACCGGAGAATGGATACGGGTCAACCCCAAAAACATGTCCGCGTATGAAGAGCGCAATCACGTCAACCTGGTGTTTTTATCAAACGAACGCATACCGGTGGTAATTGAAGAGGATGATCGACGCCATTGTGTGATCTGGACGCCAGCCAAGAAAGATGCGGATTTTTACAAAGAAGTTTCTGAGGAAATCAAAAATGGCGGCATCCCAGCGCTGCATGACTGGTTGCTAAATATCGATGTTGGCGATTTTAACGAGCATTCAAAGCCACCGATGACCATCGCCAAGCAGGAGCTGCTTAATTTGGGCAAGGATTCGATCCTGCGCTTTTATGATGACTGGATGGGCGGCGAGATAGACGGTGTGCCCAATATGCCGGTGCTGTCCGATGATGTTTACGATTTGTATAAGCATTGGTGTGGGCGGCAAGGAGTTAAAGCCTCGCCGATGAACAAGGCCATCGATCATATTGCCAAGCGGCCAGGCGTTAAAAAAGAGCGCAAGCGCTATATGAACGGCACCAAGCATAGCAACCCAAAAACTTTCATATTTCCTCCGCAATGCCAGGAAATGAACCCAGGCAAAAGCGAAACCGGATGGCTGGGTCAGTGCGTCGAGGATTTTAGAGAGGCGGTAAAAGAGTATAAAGGCGGCGCTTATGACTGATTGTTTCCTGAATGTTAACAACAGTGTGCAGGGTGTGCAGGGTGTGCAGGGTCAAATTTTAACTACCATGCACAGCTACAAGCCACGCGCGGCGTGGCTTTGCGTGTCGTTGTGCAGGGTGTGCAGGGTAAACCTACGTGCCTGCGCGCGAGGAGTTTACACCACCACTACACCCGTAACACAAACACGTCTCGCGCGTATATGTACCCTGCACACCCTGCACACCCTGCACAGGCCACGTTATACGCGGCTTGCAGATGTGCAGGGTATTTTTCGCACCCTGCACACCCTGCACTAATTACTATTTTTTAAAAAATATGAAGAAGATAGTTTGTGGGATAGAGAATGTGGAAAGCTTCAGGGCCGAAATTAAAGCCGCTACGCCGATTTTTTACGCCCTGGCTAGTGGATTGTATAAAAAAGGGATGATTTACGGTCTACGCGGCGCAATTTTGGAAATCGGGCCATTCCCAAGTGATGATGAAGGGGTGAAAACAGTGGATAAACAAATAGTGCAGGAATGTCGGTATTGCCGCCAATGGCAACGCGATCAAATAGGCGACGGAACCGGCATCGGCTTGTGTTTGCTTAATGAGCAGCCAACAAAGGTTAAATGGCCTGGCACAGAGGCTTGTTGTCGCTTCGAGGCGATGGTATGATCCTCATGAGTCAATCCGAGTTCGCCAGGCATATCGGCAAAACACCCGGATACATTACCCAGCAAAAAGACGCTGGCCGGATTGTGATGCAAGGCCGGATGGTAAATGTAGAAGAATCGATAACGCTGTTAGACGAAACCAGGGATCCCAGCAAAGCCGGTGTGGTTGATCGTCATGAACGAGAGCGCGAGCAAAAACAAGCCAGCCAGCCGGTATCCGGTACAGCCGGACACGTACTGGACGACATGACTGGCAAGGCGGGCAGTACCTATCAGCAGGCTAGGGCTATGAAGGAGAAGTATGCCGCCATGCAGGCCAAAATGGCCTACGAAAAAGAAGTTGGACTATTGCTGGTCGCACAGGATGCCCGTCTGGCCGTGGCGGACGGCGATGCCATCATTCGAAACCGGCTGGAATCGCTGCCCGATATGCTGGCACCTCAACTGGCAGCGGAAATTGACGAGCAGAAAATACGCATGCTGCTGATGGACCACATCGAACACCTGCTCAGCGAATTGTCGCAGAGCTTTCATAAACTCACTAAATAGGCCGACATGAGCGCAAATCAACAAACATTCGAACGCATCAATACGGAACAGTTAATCCCATATGCTCGCAACAGCCGCACACATTCTCCTGAACAGGTGCAGCAAGTCGCCAACAGCATACGGGAGTTTGGCTTTACTAATCCGGTTCTGATAGACGGCGACAATGGCATCATTGCCGGGCATGGCCGCGTTATGGCGGCGCAAAGCCTGGGCCTTGAGCAAGTGCCATGCATCCGCCTTGCCTATCTTACCGAAGCGCAAAAACGGGCCTATATCATCGCCGACAATCAACTGGCGCTTAATTCCGGCTGGGATGAAGCGATGTTAAAGGCTGAATTGCAGGATTTGCAAAAAATTGACTTTGATCTTGATTTATTAGGTTTCGATGACGATTTTTTAAGCAACATTATGGATATTAGTGAAGAAACTCAAGCCAAGCCACAAACAGGCATTGATTATCAGGAGCACTATGCCATCGTTGTGACGTGTGAGAGCTGCTCTCACCAGGAGGATGTATATAACAAATTGGTCGAATGCGCGACCAGGTACGGGATTACTGTTCATATATCCGAGAACAAGCAGCCGGTCGAGCTGGAACCGGGCCGTTGTCCTTGGCTGATGAGCGGGCCGCCCTGGCGAAATCGCAGCGGGAGCGGATCGATATGCAGAACGCCATTACCCGTGGCGAATATGGGCCGATTGCACAAATAATGGATAAGAATGTCTCTGCCGAATGATCTGGTAGAGTACCAGAAGCCGCGAGAAAAAGCGGCTGTCTATAACCGTGCTGAAGCAATAACTTTTAGGCTTTTTTTGATGCCGCTGGCAACCGTGATACTTTTGGCGGCTCTTGTCGTGTTGAAAAAGGTAGGTGTGCTATGAGCGCGCAATTCCAATTGGCCGACTGGTTTGACCTATCAAAAAAAATACCGCTTTATCAGGTTGAGCAGTGTTCAGAGCAGATGGCCTGTACGCATACAAAGACGGCCTCGATCCTGGCGGTCGTGAGTGGAAGCAAGCTGACTCAGAGATGCGCCGTGCTGTTGCTGAGCATAACACTGAAATCAGGCGGGCGGGTTTATGAGCTTTAAATCTTGCACATGTTATTTGTATGACTGAGCCATTAAACGCCGCCCAAATCATCCACGCCACCCGCGCTAAAGCCTTTGCACCTCGCAAGGCATTAACCGTGTCCGAATGGGCCGATGCTGAGCGCAGGTTGTCGAAAAAGGGCAGCGCAGAGCCTGGGCCGTGGCGCACTGATCGCAATCCGATACTGAGGGAGCCAATGGATTGCATGTCGGCGCGGTCAACGGTACATGATGTGGTGTTAATGTTCCCAATTCAGGCGGGCAAAACTGAATGCGCCATCAACGCTCTTGGCTACATGATGGATCACAGTCCCGGACCGATTATGGTCTGTTTGCCGGGTGAAGTGTCACAAAGCAAATGGATTAATCAGAAATTGAACCCAATGCTTGAAGAAACACCAGCAGTCATGCGAACCTTGACCAGCACCAATACCCGCAACAGCAGCAACACCAAAGAGTTTAAAGACTTCGTCGGTGGCCAGCTCTACATTGAGCACGCAGGCAGTCCAGCACGTTTGAAATCGACCACAGTTAAATACCTGATCGTTGATGAGTTGACCGAGTTTGCTGGCAACCTAAACACGGGTGATGATCCTCTTATGATGCTGGAGGATCGCACCTCAGCATTTCCAGCAACCTATAAACGTTTGTACATTTCCAGTCCTGGGATCAAAGGGATTTGCCGCACACATGAACTTTATGAAAAGTCTGATCAGCGTAAATATTACATGCCCTGTCCACATTGCCAGGAAATGATCATTTTTGAATGGTCATGTCTGCACTGGACACAAGGCGGTCAGGATGTGCGTTATGTCTGCCCGGAATGCGCCTGCGAGATCGAAGAGTATTACAAAACCGATATGATCAAGAAAGGCCGCTGGATTGCCACTAATCCAGGTCCGGCTTTGCGTGGCTATCACAGCAACGCGCTGTATTATCAGATTGGCCTTGGCCCACGTTGGGCGACACTGGTGGACATGTGGCTGCAAGCCTACAACGACCCATCACGACTTAAAACCTTTTTGAACAGCCGTCTTGCTGAAGCCTGGGAAGACCCGTCCATGCGGGCGGTTAAAATGAATGTGATTGCCGACCGTGCCGAATCCTACCGTTTGCGCGTTGCTCCGGTGGGCGTGGCGGTGGTGACGGCAGGCGTTGATACACAAGATAATCGTCTGGCCGTGCATATTACCGGCTGGGGAAAAAATATGGCGGCATGGACACTGGATTATGTCGAGTTGATGGGCGATCCTGCCGATGCGGCGGTATGGGTGGCGTTAACCGAGTTGTTAAACAAGCCTATCGAGCATGTTAATGGCCATTTGTTGCCGATCATGGCCACGGCCATCGATGCCGGAGGACATAGAACCGAGGCGGTCAAAGATTTTGTGCGCCGCAAAACGATTCGCAGGCCAATGGTGATCTTTGGCGCTGTGCCTAATAATGCGCCTGTGCTGTCAAAGCCGAAAGCGCAGGATGTCAACTGGGGCGGGCGAATCGACAAGCGCGGGGTGTATATCCAGCACGTCGGCACCGTTGCTATTAAAAATGTATTGTTTGGCCGGCTGGCCACCGATGGCGACAAGGGTCAGGCTAATCGTTTGGTGCATTTCAGCGAGGATTTGCCGCACGAGTATTTTACCGGGATCACTTCAGAAACCTATGACCCAAGGGCTAACCGCTTCATCAAGAAACGCGGTGCTCGCAACGAGCCGCTCGATACCTGGGTTTATTCCTATGCCGCCGCGCATCACCAGGAATTGCGGTTGCATCGGTATAGCGCCTCGGCATGGGACGAATTGCTGGTTAAATACGGCTCTGCACTAGATGCGCAAAGCCGGAAAGCACAAAAGGAAATCATAGTTGAAAGCGTAACAACCGGAATTGATTTATCAGGATGGGGCAGGAAATGAGCGACATTATCAGCGATATTATCGAGACGATCAGAGAGCATGTGGTTGCGGTAACGCCGGAACTGGCCAGCAATGTGGAGGCCATTATCAGAAAACAATGGGGCGGCGAGCAAGTGTATATTGCTAAGCGCTGCACGCTCATTGCCAGCAAAAAACAAACGATTAACAACGAACTGCGAGCGGGTTACAGTATTGTGCAGATTGAGCAGCGGCACGAGATCCCACGCAGCACTATTTACCGGCTCATCAACAAAAAACACAGGGGCTAGATATGGCAGGGTTAACACTGGCAGATGCTGAAGCAAGGTTGGCTGGATGGCTAGCAGCTGATGCACAATTGCAGGCGGGGCAAGAAGTTTGGTTCGACAAACGCAAACTGACACGCGCTGATGCCGAGCAGGTGCGCAACAATATCGACTACTGGAACAAAAAATGTCAGGAACTGGATGCGTCCACTAATGGCCGTGGGCGGTCAGTTAATGTTTCACCAAACTGGTAATTAAAATGCAAAAAACACTATCGGATCGAATAATTGAATATGTCAGTCCGCAAACAGCGGTAAAGCGCTATAAGGCCAGGGCGATGATCGGCGCTTATGAAAAAGTCGGCTACAACGGCGCATCACGCACCCGCGCGGCGATTGGCAACTTTAACCCGATTAGCGGCGATGTAAACGATGATACTATCTCTGATTTGCCGATATTGCGTGCCAGGACCCGTGACCTGGTGCGTAATACACCGATTGCTGGCGGTGCGGTTAATACGATGGTCACATATGTGGTCGGAACAGGGTTAACGTTGCGCGCGTCCGTAGACGGCACCAAGTTGGGCCTAGCGAGTGGCGAGGCCGGAACCTGGCAGGATGATATCAACTCTCGCTTCATTGCCTGGGCCGAGTCTACGGACTGCGACGCGGCACGCGGGATCAATTTCTACGGCATCCAGGCCTTGGCGTTCCGGTCTATGCTGGAGTCCGGTGATGTGTTTGTGTTACTGTCACAGTCAGAGCGCGGCGGTAAAACCGTGCCGATTGTGCAGCTGATTGAAGCGGACCGGGTATGCAATCCAGATGGTAAACGCGACACTAACACACTGATAGCCGGTGTCGAGATTGACAGCATGGGCGCACCGGTTGCCTATTATGTCTGCAATCAGCATCCTAGTACCTGGAAGCCGGGGATCAAAAAAACCTGGACCCGACTGGAGGCTTTTGGATCCCAGACCGGCAGGCGCAATGTCATCCATCTGTACGAGCGGAGACGACCTGGACAGGTGCGCGGTGTGCCGATTTTGGCTCCTGTTATCGAGCCGCTGAAGCAGCTGGCCAGATACACCGAAGCAGAATTACAAGCGGCGGTGGTGTCCGGGGCATTTGCGGTATTCTTGAAAATGGACCCGAACGCTTTTTCGGACTTGTTTGACGACAACGGAAAAAAACAGTACATGGACGCGGCCAGCAAGTGGAAAGGTGACTATCCAGCCAGCTTAAGCGGGCCTGGTAAAGCAGTGAATCTGTTGCCTGGTGAGGAAGTGGTTGAAAGCAATCCTGGCCGGCCGAACAGTGAATTCGATCCTTTTGTACAGGCGATCTTGAGACAAATAGGCTGTGAACTGGGCTTGCCTTTTGAAGTCCTGATCAAGCATTTTACCAGCAGCTACAGTGCCGCCAGGGCTGCATTATTGGACGCCTGGCGGGTATTTCGGGTGCGTAGGGAAATGTTGAGCGCGTATTTCTGTCAACCAATTTATGAGGACTTGCTGGCTCGTGAAATTGCCGCTGGCAATATTGTTGCTCCCGGTTTTTTTGAGGACCCGTTGCTGCGGCATTACTGGAGTCAGGCCGACTGGATCGGAGACGGACCCGGCAGTATTGATCCTAGTAAAGAAGCAGATGCAGCGCAAAAACGCATTGATATGGGGATTTCCACGATTGCCGCTGAATCCATTCTGCATGATGGCGGTGACTGGTGGACTAAGCACAAGCAACGGGCCAACGAACACAGAATGCGCGTCGGGGAAAATCTGGAAATCGATAATGTGTCGGTCGCCAAGCCTTGATTGGCCTGATTTACAGTTTCCGGCCATCATTATTTCGAATTATAAATATACATTGGAGATCTTGGAATCCGCTTTCAAACTGACCGCCTCGCTCCAGGCGAAAGCTAACAGTTAAATTGGTATGAGTTTCACGGCTATCCGAATACCAGCTAAACATTTTCATGCCGCCCTATCCAGTTGGTGTATAGCTCCACTCAGGACTAACCCAGCCCTTTTTATATTATGAGCCGCGTTTAAATCACGGCTCATACTTAAACCACACTCGCAGTTATAGACACGCTGCGATAACTTAATCACTTGAACACGGCCACACGCTGAACAGGTTTTGCTGCTTGGTTCCCATCGGGAAATCCTGATAACCTGTTTTCCGTACCATTGCGCCTTGTACTCTATTTGCCTGTTCAACTCGAATATGCCCACATCGGCCACCGCTTTTGATAGCTTGCGGTTCTTCAACATACCGGATACATTCAAATCTTCCAGACAAATCACATCGTTTTCCGACACCAGCTTGGTTGTCACTTTGTGCAGGAAATATTTTCTACTATTCGCAATCTTCTCATGGAGTCTTGCCACAATAATCCGTTGTTTCTTCCAGCCGTTACTGCCCTTTTTCTTTCGGCTTAATACCCGCTGCGCCTTTTTTAACTTGCGCTGGTATTTGTAGGTGTACCGTGGCGCACCAGATTGAAAACCGTCACTGGTAACAACCACGTCCTTAATCCCGATATCCACGCCCACCACATTTCCGGTCATGGGTTTTAAGTCCTGTTCAACTTCGCACATGAAGCCGACGAAATACTTGCCGCTGGCTGTCTTGCTAACCGTGACCATCTTGGGTATGCCGCCAGGTATTTGTGACCACTTAACTTTTAATTCACCGAGTTTGGGTAATTTTATCAATTCACCGGCCCGGTAATTATTAAGCACAATCCGTTGATCCATTTGATAGCGGATGCTTTGTGCGTGACTCTTTTTCTTAAACTTTGGGAAGCTGGCCCGGCCCTTGAAGAAGTTATCAAACGCCTTGTCCTGATCCATCAGTTTTTGATTCAACACACCCGAAGTAGCCTCAGACAACCACGGATAATCTTTTTTCTTGTACTGGGTAATATGGCGGCTCAAGTCGTTTGAGTTCAAGCCAACACCCCAGTTCTTATACGCATAATCACGTTCAATCAAGCCGCGATTCCACACCCAACGCGCACAACCGAACTCCTTGGCAAGCTGGACTTCCTGCGCTTTGGTCGGTCGAAAACGGAATTTGTAGGCTTTCATGATTTTCATGTATAATATTATACACCATAAATCAATATGTGCAAGGTTATACATGGCTACCTCAAATAATTATGTTTCTGCCAGAATAAAAAAAGACACCTATAAAAATCTCAAGCAACTGGCTCTTGATTTGAATATCCCACTTACCCAAGTATTCGATTTTCTATACAATCAATATCAAAAGCAGAAAGCGGATGCTGATTAAATCTGCCCTCGCGCTCAGTGCTAAGAACAGCGTACGCACTTCACTGGGGGGTCGCGCTCATCCATGATCGCTTCGAGGTGTCTAACGCAGAATTAACGCGCGCCCGAGAGGACGCGGAACATAGCGGCGATGCTTCCGGGCGTCGCGTTGAATGACGGGTTATACATGACAGACAAAGAATTGATCGAAGCATTGAAACAAGACCGCGAAGACAACTACGCGATTGACGAGGCTTGCTACAAACGGCTGCGAAGGCTCGCCGCTGATTACGGCAAAAACGGCGATATAGCCAGCCAACTGCTAGACATTGCACGACGCTTGCTGGATTTGTGAGATGTATAACGCAGAGCTAACCGGACCGCAACAGCGCAAGGAAAATTATGAAAACTGAACAAAACTCGCCCGCTGTTGCGGGTCCGGTTGAGCGCCGGGTTATGCAGCACAGATGGGGAGCAGATGAAGGCGGGTATCGACTTTGCTTGGACTGCGGAACGGCTGAACACAAAAAGCCTTTTGAAGATTTTGTTTATTGGTTTTCTGGCGTTGGCTATGCAACTGATAAAGGATGCCGTGATGTATAACGCATTAAAAGGCACAAAAACCATTGAAATTGATATGGGAGATAGCTACGTCAGGATACCGACCAGCAAAATCGACGAGCTGATAGAGGGTTTAAACATGGCGAAGAAATTGGCCGTATAACGCAGAGCTAAGGCGCGCCGCCACAGGCGCTAATTTAAACCGCGATGCTTTCCGGCGTCGCCTTGAGTGCCGTGTTATGCGGCGGGAGACTGAGAAATGACATTTAAACTTGATTGCCCTGATTGCAGAAAATCCATGCTATGGAAATACCTGAAAAAACCACTTTGCCCTTGCTGCAATGCCGAAGATGTTGAGAAAGTGTACGCCAGTAAAACAGATCAGTTACACAAGCTCACCTCGGGTAAATTGCCGCATAACTCAGAGCTAACCGGGCGCGGAGCGGAAGCTGAATAATGAAACCAAATTATAATCGCGCTCCGGTTGAGCGCCCCGTTATGCCGTGCCCATTCTGCGGAAATACGCCTATTTTCCCTGACGCAAAAGACGTGTTTGGAACTTGCTATGAAGCGGGATGCGAAGAGTGCGGGATACCTTCGTTTACGATACAGATAATAGACTGCTTCGATTATCCGAGAGATCATGTACATGATTCGTGGGACAACGAAACGATGCAATACGGTCTGGAATATATCGAGGTGGCACGACGAGAAGCCCTTGATCGCTGGAATACGCGAGCGTGGCATAACGCAAATTAGACACCTGCCAGGTGTGTTTTATATAAAACACACCTAAAAAAAATCTCATTTTTTGTTGGAAAATGAGACAACCAAATAACTAACCTATAGGCTCACAAATCCCAAGTGGGCCTATGTCAAATAGAAAACACATTCTCGCCGCGATTCAATCCGAATTGTGGGCCATCACGCCTAACGCCTTGCAGCAGGTTGTCTCTATTGCGCAAGGGTTTGGCGATCCAGAAGCTGTTGCCGCTAAAATAGGCAAGCCGCTGACCAATACCCGCACAGTAACCATGCGTGACGGCGTAGCCATCATTCCGGTGATTGGTCCGATAATGCGCTATGCCAATGTGTTCAGCGAAATATCCGGCGCTACATCCATTCAATTGCTCGCTACCGAGCTGCAAACTGCGGTTGACGACCCTTCTGTAAAATCCATCATTCTGGAAATAGACAGTCCTGGCGGGCAAGTGGCCGGTGTTTCTGATTTTGCGGCGCAAATCCGCGCGGCTGATAAACCAATTCATGCCTATATATCCAATACGGGTGCTTCTGCCGCCTACTGGATAGCTTCTGCGGCTGATTCGATCATTGCCAGTGACACGGCACAAGTCGGCTCTATCGGCGTGGTCATGCAGGTGTCAATGGAAGAAGAAGACGGCTCCATTAAATTCATCAGCAGTCAGTCACCGCTAAAGCACGTCAATCCAGGATCGGATCAGGGCCGCATGCAATACCAAAAGTCGGTTGACGCGCTGGCTGAAGTATTCATCAACGCGGTGGCCGGATATCGAGGCACCACGCGCGAACAGGTAATAGCCAATTTCGGCAATGGCGGCGTATTTATCGCTGCCGATGCCAAAGCCGCCGGTATGGTGGACTCAATCGGTTCTCTGGAGCCGCTTATTGCTCAACTATCGAGCGGAAAAAATCAATTTAAAACTAAAACAGGACAATTAACCATGAACGATATGACTCGCGAAACCATCGCCAGTGACTATCCCGACATTGCCAAGGCATTCACCGATGACGGTTATGCGGCGGGTTTGGCAGCGGGTAAAGCACAGGGCGCTGAAGCAGAACGCAACCGCATTCAGGGCATTGAAGCCTTGGCAATGCCTGGGCACGATGCACTGATTGCGCAACTCAAATTTGACGGTGTAACTACTGCTGCCGAGGCTGCGTTACAGATTATCGCGGCAGAAAAACAGACCCGCACGGCTATGGCGGCCAAAATTGTTGCTGACACTCCGCCGCCGGTGCCGCATGCAACTCCAGCATTTGCGGACGGCGGGGATGATGACAATGTTCATTTGACAGGCTCTGCAAAATGGGAACACGAGTGGGATAGTTCCGCCGCGTTACAGGCAGAATTTAAAACCAGGGGCGCTTATGTCGCCTATCAATCCGCGTCTGAAAAGGGCCTGGTAAGAAAAATGGGAGCTAACTAATGACAACTCTAGCTGTTGACAAAGTGCGGGATTATCAACTGGGCGATCTGGAAGATTACCCGGTAATCGCCGCTGACATCATTTACGAGGGCGCTGCCGTTGGTGAAAACGGTTCCGGCTATGCCAGGCCGTTAGTCGCCGCTGATCCGTTTTTGGGGTTTGCAACTAAACAAGTCGATAACAGTGCCGGGGCTGCCGGCGACAAACTGGTACAGGTAAAAACCAATGGTCGTATCAAGCTGAATATCTCCGGGTTGGCAATCACCGCCAATGATCGTCCTGCGGTTTATGCCTCGGATGACAACACCTTCACGCTGACAGCAACCAGTAACAGCAAAATCGGTTGGGTGTCACGATGGATATCAACTGGCGTAGCAATCGTCGAATTTAGAGCTACAGAGGTTTAACAATGAGCGCATCAGGATTATCAAGCAGAGCTATTATCGGCTCATTTTATCACGCCCTTGAGCAAAACGACGGTGCAGGGTGGGTTGGCCCGCTGTCAATGAGATTCGATTCCAACCAGGAGTCAGAAACTTATAAATGGCTGGGTGCGTCACCTGCTATGCGCGAATGGATAGGCGGGCGTAATGCAAAAGGCTTGCGTGAAAACGGAATCACTATAGCTAACAAGCTTTATGAAGCCACGTTGGAGATCCCGGTGGACTGGATCAGACGCGACAAAACAGGACAGATTAATGTGCGCATCAACGAATTGGCCCGCCGCACTAATGCGCATTGGGCAGGGTTATTGTCATCATTGATCATTGCCGGTGAGTCGACTGTCTGTTACGACGGTGAGTATTTCTTCGACACTGACCATCCAGGTTACACGACTTCAGGCGATGTATCAGGCTCGCAGTCCAACGATATCACGCTCGATGTCACGACGACCACAGCGCCGACTGCAACCGAAATGCAGACAGCAATCCTCAATGCCATCCAGCAAATGTATGGGTTTGTTGATGATCAGGGCCAACCATTGAACGAAGATGCCATGAATTTCACCGTTATGGTGCCGGTGCCCTTCCTGCAAGCAGCGGGCGCGGCCTTGGGCGCGACTGTGATCAACCAAACTTCGAATCTGGTGCAGGCGGTTGGCTCGTTAGGCGGCTTTAATGTCAATTTGGCCGTTAATCCTCGCCTTAGCTGGACGACAAAACTTGCGGTATTCCGCGCCGATGGCGATGTGTCGCCGTTCATCCGTCAGGAAGAGGAAGGCGTACAGGTTGACGCGATTGCCGAGGGGTCAGAAACCGAATTTAAGGAGCGCGTGCATTTGTACGGTGTATCTGCTTTGCGAAATGTCGGCTATGGCTACTGGCAAAAATCCTGCCTGGTAACACTGGTTTAATAGGCAGCGCCATGAAAATCACACTAAAAGATGTGACCACAATTCCGGCAGGCGTCGCGCTCAGGTTAACGCCTGAGCAGGCCTCGGCGCGTGACTACGCGCTTGAACCTTACGGCAAGCAAAAAGGGGTTTTTGTCGGCACCCAGACACTAACTTTCAAATCGGGCGAGACTGTTGAAGTGGTCGGCGATTTGCCTAAAGGCATCTTGCCGATTTATGACAAGTTGCGTCCTGCTGATCTGCCGAAACCTGCCGTTGAAGTATCTGCCAGTCAGGGAGACCCAGATAAGTGATTGAAAAGGACCCGACTACCTGGTCTTATTCAACCTGGGCGCTGGCTCTTGGTATGGCTTCCAGCGGCGGGGTGATTAACTGGATATCCCGATTAAGGAAGGGCCGGACGCGGGCTTTTAATATCCTCGAATTGCTAGGCGAAATATTTACCAGTGGGTTTGTAGGTCTCGGGGTGTTTATGGCAGCCGAGTCAATTGATCAGCCATTGGGCTTGTGCGCTGCTGCTGCAGGGGTCGGCGGGCATATGGCGACACGATTACTTTTTGCGCTGGAAAAATTGCTGGAAACCAAAATAGCCAGATTTGATTAATGAGTTAAAAAAAACATGGATGAAATCAGTCATAACGAGATGTCCGTGATGGTGACTGATTTATTCGCCGCGTTGTATGCACAGCAAGAGCTGGTGAATAAGTTAAATTGCAAAATGGCGGTTACTCAAAGAAACCTGAACGACCTTGAAGCCAAGCTGGCACAGCTAAAGCGAAAAAAGCAAGAACGCAACACACAAACGGCAGTAACCAACTAGAAACAAACCATTGCCAAGGGGCTAAATGTGGCTGAATTAACAAGAGATGAGACCCGCTATTATCATTTATCCGATATTGAAGAATATCCGGTTGCGGCGGGCGTTACGATTTATGAGGGCGCTGCGGTTGGGGAGAATGGATCAGGTTATGCGAGGCCACTGGTTGCCGGTGATCAATTTTTAGGCTTTGCCAGCAAACGGGCTGCCAATGTTGCGGGCGTGGCCGGTGCTGAGCGGATACAGTTAAAAACCAGCGGGACTGTCAGGCTAAATCTGACCGGTGTTAACGGTGGATCAAACAATAGAGCGGTGGTGTATGCCTCTGACGATAATACGTTTACGTTAATGGCGCTGGGAAACAGCAGGGTAGGTGTTGTTTCCAGGTGGGACGGAAACATTGCGTTGGTAAGATTCAGCAATTTCGAGTCGTCAGATGATTTTAACGTGATGTCGATAAAAAAGACCAATGGTATCACAATACAAGATTTTTCGACTGGAACCGCTGCTTTAACCGCATCTAATCCTGGTTCGGGAGCAACAATCAGCTCGGTATCTGGCGGTGGGGTAAAAATAGTACAGGCGACCGGCTCTGCTAATACAACACTCGACTTTTTGGCTGATTCTTTCCAAATGAATGCTGAGACTACCGTTAACCTGGTAGTGTCAGTGAAAAACCCAAATGGCATTACCTACTGTCAAATTAAAGGCACTACGGTAGCCTCTGCATTCGCCAGTGCGGTTAACTATGCCGCACCATCGTTTAACCTGTTATCGCCGCCAGTTGACGGACTGACTGGTGGCCCTATAAATATTGCATGTACCGGTACAGAGCTGGATGCTGGTAAAACAGGAGCAGGGCTGCTCGTTGTTGGATCATTTATTGATAAATTTAGACTGACCTTTTCACTCAACGCAGGCTGTGAGGTTATCGTCCATAAACTGGTTATTAACCCCGTTGTAATGCCGGCGCTACCTATTGTTTTTGACGGGACCTTTGTAACGCATTTTACAAAAGCCTTCAATTATATGTCTAAAAAGGGGTTAAAGGGGACTGTTGCATTAACTATAAACCCGCTAGGTACATCAGCAACCTATCTAACGCTGGCGATGATCCAGGAAATGTATGACGCTGGATGGGACATTACCAATCACACAATGGATCATCGTTTTGCCAATAGAGGGTATGGTGTTGGTCCTGCTCAATTGGGCACAGTCAATCAGATAGCACTTGTACAGACTGTCGGATCAGGCGCGGCCATGACGTTAAATGGTTCGATAGGGTCAGCGCTATTTGATGAGCCAAGGTGTCTATATTTCACCAGCTCTGGAAACGATAATAACAGATTGTTTACAATTGTTGGCCTTGGTCCAAATGGCGAAGCCCAAACGGAAACCGTCAACGGGAAAAATGCCGCCAATTATGTAGCGGGTAATCTGACATGGACCAAAGTTGACAGCATAACCGCTGTTTCAGGGGCAGGAGCCAACCTTACAGTCGGCGTTACGTTAAGCTATTCAGAAATTTATGCCGATATAGCGCCAGCAGGCGAGTGGTTGCGTGCAAACGGTTTTGTGCGCGGTCTTGATGTATATACCTCTCCAGGAGGTGATTACAATATCATACTGGAACAAGTATTAAAAGACCTCGGGTTTAGAGCACACAGATTGACTACGCCAAATATGCAGCAGCCATTCTTAACGCCGCAACCTTGGCAAATCCCAGGGTCAGGCAATGGTATAGCTAACGGAGGTTCTGCAACTTTGATAGCTGTTAAAGACAAAACTATCGCTCGATGGTCAACGCATACAATTTATTTACATACCATTGTTGAAGATAGCGTATCTGCCCCTGACACTGACGAAGCAAGAATATCTGATTTTAAGCTACTTATTGACAATATTGCGGCGGACGTAAAAGCGGGCAATCTGCTTTGCCCAACATTGTCAGAGTTTGCTGATATGTGCGGATACTAAGCATAAGACATGGTCCACATAACCCAAGAAGATTACACAGCCATCATGGCCCCGTTCGTCATCGAGGTGACCGCATTTGCGGCCACGGGCAACGAGCGCCGTTTTGATGCTATCTTCGACGACTGGCACAAGGCCTTCGGTGACGATCTGCAGCTGTCCGGGTCCGATCCGGTGTTGTTTGTCCGTGATAGCGACATGACCGGGCTTGTTCAGGGCGTTTCGTTAACGGTCAACGGTATAGTGTACAAAATACGGGATGTGCAGCCGGACGGACCCGGAACGGTTAAGCTGGAGCTGAAAAAGTGATTGACGTTCGCGGCGGGATTTTTACGCTGTTGGATACTCTGAGTGTGGATTGCTATCACACCAGGCTGGACCCGTTTAAATCATCAGCCTATCCAGTTTTGTCGGTGCAATATAACGATATTGACCGTAAACAAATCGGTCATGACATGACGTTCCGCGTAAACGCCAATGTATCGGTGATCGTGTCGGTAGCGACTACCGCAACCAATTTCGACAGCACACTCGATACGCTGGTTAATGACATATTAACAAAATTATTAACAGACCAGGCCTGGAATGCCGAGTATGAGTATGTTGGCCAGATCAATACCAAATACGGCTATGTGCAGGCGGGGGAAACCGATTTGGCGACTGCTTACATCACGTTTAATGTGCAGTTCAGCGAGATTTATGATCCGGCGGTAACAGCCGAATGGACCAAGACGCATATTGATATCGATTATATTGCGCCGTTTGATCCAAATCTTGCAGCCGAAGGCCCGGACGGAGTGATTGATGGCGCTTATGAATTTGATCAGGATGCGGTGCTTGTTGATCCGATACTGGAAGACCCTGACACATTGCCGGAGAATAGACGGTGAATGTTAATCAAGCCACCATTGATCTGATCAAAAAGTTTGAATCGTTGCATGACGGGAATTTAAAAGTCATTGGCCTTCAGCCAAAAATGTGCCCGGCAGGAATATGGATCGTCGGTTATGGCCACGCGCTACGGGATGGTAACGGCCAGTTTTTACGTGGCGAGGCCTGCGAGGCGGATGCCTACCGACAATACGCCTGTCTGGAGGAGTCTGGCGCTCGTGCCTTGCTGGCGCAGGATTTGGAGATATTTTCCAATTATGTTTTTAGTCGGATAGTAAGGCCAGTTACTGACAACCAGTTCGGCGCGATGATGTCGTTATGTTACAACATAGGCATGACGGAGTTTAAGAACTCGACAGTGTTGAGACTTTACAACGAAACCGATTACGCCAAAGCCGCTGACGCCTTCCAAATGTGGGACAAAGGCACTGTCAACGGCAAAAAGGTTGTTTTGCCAGGCCTGGTAAAGCGCCGCCTGGCCGAAAAAACCCTATTTTTAACACCATGACGGAGCCATGCCCATGCTGGTAACACCTGCTAATAAATTAATCGACGGTATGGAGATCAAGGTCTTTGATCCTGATACCGGCAAAGCGCTGGCCCGCGATGCGGTCATTGATCTGGACGCCATTCCCTATACCAAACGGCAGCACTATTTACGCATTGTGGCGGATGGCGACTTGGTCGAAGTCAAGCCAGAACCGAAACCAAAACCAAAACCTGAACAGGAAAAATAACATGGCTCGTCAAATCTCATTTGATCAGATCCCCAGCGACATTCGTAATCCGCTATTTTATGCCGAGGTCACGAATCAAAAAGCGGGATACTATCATCAAAACAGTCGCTCACTGATCATTGGCCAGGCCGTCGGCGCGGTTGCATCCGAAGTGCCTGTTCTGGTGCCAAGTGTCGATTATGTCAAAGACACCTACGGTGCCGGTTCACAACTGGCGATCATGGTTGATGCTTTCCGCGATAACAACTCTTACTCTGAGCTGTGGGTATTGCCGCTAGCAGATGCTGCCGCCTCGGTGGCTGCTACCGGTACGCTGACCGTAACAGGCACCGCGACTGAGTCCGGCACGGTGAGTCTGTATATTGGTGATACCCTGATCAGTGCGCCTGTGGCATCTGCTGACGATGCTACTGCCGTGGCCGCTTCGATCGTTGCCGAGATCGATCTTAATAAAGATTTGCCGGTGACTGCTACAAACTCCTTGGGCGTGGTGACTATCACCGCCAAAAACAAAGGCACACTGGGCAATAGCATCAAATTGCAAACCAACTTTGCGGGCACGCTAGCTGGAGAAAAAACTCCGGCAGGTATCAGCATTGCGATTGTGGCAATGGCCAGCGGTGCAACTAATCCGACGCTCAGTGCAAAACTGGCTGCGATCGGATCGATGGATATCGCTTTTTATGGACATCCGTACACTGATTCAACTTCGCTTAATACCATGCGCGACTTTCTGGAGGCCCGTTGGGATGCCTTGGTGGGTCAGGATGGTCACGCTTTTACCGCGTTGTCAGATACCGTTTCGGCTTTGCAAACAGTTGGTCTGGCTCGTAATGACCCTAATCATACCATCGTCGGCTATGAAGACACTAACCCGACTTGGGCGCCAAAATTGCTCGGTGCTTATCTCGGCAAGGCTGCTCATAGCCTGAGCATTGATCCTGCTAGGACATTGCAAACGCTGGTGTTGCGTACAGTCGAAGTGCCCAAGGAAGCACAGCAATTTACATTGGCAAACCGGGCCACCCTGTTAAATTCAGGTATTGCGACGCTGATGTATGCCGGGCAACGCGCACAGATCGAGCGAGCCATCACCACCTATCAGCTCAACAGCTACGGGCAGATCGATCCGAGTTATCTGGATGTGACAACCCGCACCGCACTAAGCTACATAAAAAAATCGGTGGCTTATCGCATCACTAATCGCTATCCGCGCAGCAAGCTGGCGGCAGATGGAACCCGGTTTGGCGCTGGGTCAAACATTGTTACGCCAAAAGACATTAGAGGCGAGTTGATAGCCTGGTATGGCACGCTGGAACGCGAAGGTATTTGTCAAAACGTCGAAGGCTTTAAAGACAAGCTGGTTGTCCAGTTGAACAATCAAGACCCTAACCGCGTTGACGTGTTGCTGCCGCCCACTTTGATCAATAATCTTGTTGTTTTCGCAACAAAAGTCGAATTTCGTCTACGCACATAAAGGATAATAATCATGGCTCGTATAGCAGGCAACGCGTCGCTCAAAATTGATGGGCGCAATTACACGGTTTCCGTTGAGGATGGGTTTCAGATCAAAATCCAGGACGTCAAACGGGAAACCAAAATGGGCAGCGATGGCACGGTACATCACATCGAAATGGCTGTACCCTCTACTTTTTCGGGCAATATTTTGACCACACCTGGTCTTGATGCCGAGATGTTGGCGGATGTGACCAATGCCACTGTGCAAATCCAGTTGGCCAATGGGCAAACAGCATTGTTTCGCAATGCGCTGTTTACCGGTGAACCGACTATTGATACTAAAAACGGCACGATGGCCATTGAATTTGCAGGCCGAGGCGAGTGGATTTGATGAAAGTCATTTTATCAACAGCCATCATGGTTGATGGCGATATGGTCAGCGAGCTGGAGCTAAAAGAGCCGCGCTTTGGTGACATCGTCGATATGTCCGCAAAAGTGCCCTATCGTGATGACAACGATATCCGCGTGACGCTGTATCGCGAGCCATCCGAGGCCGAACAAACACTGGCGTTGATTGCCAGTGTGGCTGGCATAACCAAGCAGGAAACGCGCAGGCTGGCAATGGATGATGTGGTAAAAATTACCGAGGCGCTGGCCCCTTTTTTACCTGGCCTGGCGAAGATTTAGACCGGGCCATTGAGATAGGGTTTGAAGTAGCGCGGTACTGGCAGTGGTCAAAAACAGAATTATTGACGGCCACAGCCAATCAGATCGAATTGTTTTTAGTGCAGGCAAACCGGATTAGCAAATTGGAAATGGCTAAATAATATGGCACGTCAATTTAATGTTTCAGCGATTTTTACTGCGGTAAATCAGCTCACGGCTCCGGTCCGGGAGATGTCGCAGCAGATTAGCCAGTTCGCACGGTCTGTCCATACCAGTACGGCGGATGCCAATCAGGCGCTAAACTCGACCGGATCAGATGCAGAGCAACTGCACAGACGCATTGCCTCATTAAATCAGATCAGTTTTAACGGCCTGACTGCCCGGTTAAACCATATTACTGCCCAAATCAGCCGCACCGCACAGGGCTTCCAAAGCGCAGGAAATGCCGCTTTAGGCGTTGGCGCTGCGGGACTTGCTGGCGGCTATGCACTCAATCGCACCTTAGAGCCTGTACGGGAGGCGCAACGAGCCGCTAACCAATTGGGCGTTGCTTATGGACAGGGTAAATCGGTTCAAGAGCAAGCGGCTATT